AGTCAGGGCAACCTGAACCATTGTACCATTATCGTTGACTACAACTCTATCAGCGTCTGCTAATGTTGTTGATGTAGCAGAAGTGCCACCATCTAGGATGTTTACTTCTGTAGTTGTAACGGTGAGTCCATCTAATATCTCTAACTCTGTTTCATTTATATTAGCACTACCTATTACGATATTGCCACCAACAGTAAGGTTGCCTGAGACATCTACAGCACCGTTGATATCTATGGTTGTTGCATTTATTTCTATTTCAGTATCTGATACTAAGTCTAGCACACCATCTGCTGATTGATGTATGTATGTACCACTGTCTCCAAACTGTAGCTGTCTTGAGCTATTTAACAGCAGGGCTGTGTCTGCTACGTGTGTAAGTGTAACGTCATTGTCAACACCAAAACCTAGAACAGCAGAGTCGCTGTCTAATTTAAGGTCATTACTTACTGTGACTGCAGTAGAAGCATTTAAGTCTATTGTTGCTTCACCGTCTATTCTTAGTACACCATCAGAGGATTGCTGTAGAAATGTAGCAGTATCACCAAACTGTAGCTTTTCTGTGGACGCTACAAGTATATCATCAGAGAACTCAAAGTAGTCCTCGTCTTCCATCCACTTCA